AGCAACATTAGGATCAAAGCTTTGAACATTAGGATCTTTAGCTATTGATTGAAGTGCTCTACGGTCAAAGGTTCTTTGTCTAGATTTCTGATTCCTAGTGACATAATCCTCAGCTGACTCAGTTGAGTTAACAGCTGTATTGATCACATCATCTTTTGTCTTAGCTACACCTGCTACTTGGTCGTCATCTAATAGACCACTCTTAATAGCTTGGTCAAGGTCAATGATCTTACTCTTAGCTTCTTTACCTAGATTCTTAAGTTGTTCCTTCTTCTTCCAAAGGAATGAAGTCTCATCTAATGGTTTGATGTTCCATAGAAGTGGCTTACCAGCATTTATGGCATAACCTATTAAGTCACCTACACCACTTAAGACAGTTTCGTCTATAGCAGCCAGCATCTTATTTATCTCTGGGTCAGTACCATCAATAGTCTTTAGATCCTCTGGGATAGCATATCTACCTTGTGGACCGAATGTTTCTGGATACCACTCAGATAAACGTTTGAAGTTGTCAGGGTGAGTTAGTAATCTATTCTCAGCATCTTCACCGTAGTCACTAATAGTAGCTACAGCACCATTAATTAAACCTACACCTCCAACATTAGCAGCTGCTTTTGTTAGACCTGTAAGCTTAGTAGCATTAAGGAACTTGGAATACTTACTTACTGATAGAACTGTAGGCATTAAGAAACTAGCTACACTTCTAAACTTGTTTGCTCCCTCATCATCAAACTTTGTCATCTCATCCCAGCTATCGTCTATATGACTTAGACCGGGTACTAGACCAATAACATCAAATGGTACGTCTAATGCACCCATACCAGCCATATAAGCCCAGTTAGCAGGGTTCATGTTTAGCTCACGGTCTTTGTGCCATTGAGCAAAACCGCCCTCGTTAGGCTGCATAGGAGCTTGCTCAGGTACAGGTTCTGTATCTTTAAGCTCACCACCTTGAAGCACTGTATTGGCTTCTTCTATAACCTGAGAATCAACATCTACAGGGTCTTTATGTATCCATGTGTTAGGACGATTGTAGGTATTACCTTCTTGGATTCTTTTCAGTTCCTCCTCGGCATCCCTCTTCATCCCCTCTTTAACAATTTGTTTTTGCTCTTCTAATAATTCGTCGCTAACCATTATACCTCCACTCTATAAAAACGTCCGACATTAGATCCCTCCTGTATTTCGTAATTAAAGTCATCACTATCTTTCATGAACTGCATAGTTTCGTTGTCTACAATTATCGGTATTTCCTCTGTGTAGACCTTTGGTAAAGTGTTAGTGACAGTACCTCCTACAAGAGGAGACATATACTTTGGATCTCTTACTGAGTCAGGTTTATAGGTGTACTGTAAAGCCTTTCTAAAATCAGCTTTAGTCCTAAGTGTTTGTATGATCTGCTTACCTAATGGATCTTTTGAATCTCTAAACATGGTTCCTTTAAAGTCTTCCATCTTTAGATTCATCTTGTCCAGATAACCTAGATCTTGAGCAGCTTTTAACTGTTGCTGCCATATATCTGTAGGACTACCCATCTTATCTGGATTATAATTAGATATATCAAAGAAGACTTCTGGGAGACGATAGTTTTTACCTTCTCTAATAGCATCAGCTATCTCTTTAAGTTTCTTTGGTTTAACTAATAAATCACGATATAGAACAGAAGGGTCATTAGCTACCCTTTGCTTTATCTTTTGCCTCTCTCTATGAGTATTAACATTTAAAATAGGAGGTGCATTGTCATGATTACCAGGAGTAAAAGAAGCAAAGAATGATGTAACACCATTTGCTATCTCTTGTTGACTTGGTTCTATAACCTTATAGTTCCCTGTACCATTCTTGATCTTAAGTTCTATGTTCTGTAATGCCTTATCAGCATCACCACCATTCCTTAAGAACTCCTTTCTAAACTCTAGCTCTGCACTGTGTAATGCTTTGGCATGACTGCTATGTAATGCAGTAGTTAGACTATCTTCTTTAAGTGCTTCTCTTAATGCTCCACTGAGATCCTTATTAATAGCTTTAAGATCAATGGTTGAATATAGTTCATCATTCTGAACTGCTTTAGTCCAGTACTTCAGCTTTAAATCTCTAGGTACATATGGACCTGTGAGATCTTCAGTAGATAATACATTCTTTTCAGCTAAGTCATTAATATGTCCTCTCCAGTAATCACCATCAGCTCTACCTTGGACACTCTGGTCTAAGTAAACCATGAACGGTGCAAGCTCTTCTACTGTATGACCACTCTTAAATAGTTGATCTATACCTTGTTGAACAACTTTTGCATCACCGTTATAACGCTCTGGATCATCTAGGAATTCCTTAAATGTCTTCCTTTCTTCTGTTTTCCTAGCATCTAATACTGCTTTTGATACTGACTTCCTATTCTCTCTTTGAATCCCTCTCTGGTGCATCAAGTCTCTCAGGAGATCAGGATTACCCTCACCCCATGTCTTATTCATATGGAGCATCTTTGTCTCCATGAATAACTTATAGACTTTCTCATCACTAGGGAAGTGATCTATGTTATAAGCAGCTTTAAAAACAGCTAGTTTAGCGTCAGTAGGAGAAAGACTTTGACCATTAACATCTACTTCTCTTGTCTTCTGTAGGAAGAAGTTATTAAGAGCTTGTCCTCCAGCTTCCGAATTGTAAGCAGTAGATAATACTTGTAGATGTTGTAAGGATCTTTCCTTACTCATCTCAATAGATCTAGCTCTGGTCGCACCATTAATAATCTTATCCGTACCTGCTCTCATTTGCTGGAACATAGGTTCCAAGAAATCAGCACTTACATTAGTTAGATTATGAGCTTCTAGATATCTATGCTGCAGGATAACCATTGCAGCTTGTTTCTGTTCAACAGTATCAGCTTCCATTTTTGGAAGTTGCTGTTTAGCCCAGTCAAAGAATTTATTACCAGCAGAAATTGAATAGGCTTTAGCTCGACCATAGTCAGATGCACTGTTCTGGTGACGAACATACATCTCCTCTTCAAGAGTGAAACCATTAAGTCTTAATTCATCAGCTACTTGTTCTAATTCTTCTCCTTTAGCCCATTGGTGTTCTTCTAGTAAATCAATCTTCTGTTGATCTTCTAGAGAGATACCGTACTGTAACCAGAAAGTTGTAGCATCCTTTTGATCTTGATCCCACTTCTTCTTCCTACGACCCTCCATGGTCTTAGCAAAGGTAGGGATGATTTCAGTTAACCAGTTTTCCCTAGCGTCTGCCTTAGCTTGATCTCTCTTCTGTTCAGCAGTGAAGTTATCTTTAAAAGTCTCTTTGTTAACTGATAAAGCTTCCTTCTGTTTGGTATATATCTTATCTCCAAAACTATTCACCTGATCCATGTTGGCTTTCTGAGTAGCCATTACTCTTTCAACGTCTGCTTCAGCCTTTAAATCCCTTTCTCTCCGATCTCTTTCTTGCTCAGTAAGTTGAGCAATCTTTCTATCAGAGTCTTCCCGCATACGGGTCAACTTAGAGTAGCCGGGATCTATGTTGCTGAAACCTTTCCCAACTGCTTGCAGCTGAGGTGTTATTTTGCTTGCCATTGTTTATGCAGATTTAGTAAAGTAACCTCCTATTGATTTCAAATCACCCATAAAGTCTGTACCTCCCAGATCGTTATAGGCTGAAAAACCACCAGCAACAGCTCCTAATGCTGAACCGAATAGACTCGGTTTAGGTGTTGATGACATACCCATTATTGGTTTAGGACCGAAGTCAAAATCCTCTAGAGGTCTAGGCATCTGGTATTTAGCAATCGGAGTCTTAAGTGGTTTAAGTGGATCTGGTGCTTTGGTAGGCATTATCATCCGATTTGCATCAGCTTGTCGTAAGAAGTCCTTAAACTGCATACGTGATTCCCTATTAGCACTTACCAGATTTCTCCTCATTATGGACAACTCTCTACCATTGTTAGCTATTACTGCTTGTGCTTCAGATACAGCACTCGCACCAGTTTGACTGGTAGCTGAGGCATTACTTTTAGCAACTATACTTTCAAGTATTCGGTCTTCATTTTGATAAGCGAATTGAGCATATGTTTCTTCATCTCTTATCTTCTTTTGGTCTTTAGCATCTCCTACTGACTGATGATATAGATGTTCAGACTTGTTGAACTCTTTCATCTTTTCGCCATGAGCGAATTGATTTATCTTTAATCTTTGATGCCAGTTCCTTAAATTATTCTTATCTTTAAACTCAGCTAAAGCTATCTCATTTTCTCTCTGAAGCTCAATGCTTTTTACTAAGTGAGCATGATCAGCAATAAGCTTCTCATTACCCATCTCGTACCCCGGAAGGGTGTACTTATGGAATAAGTCGTACTGATATTGTTTACCCTGTTTATATGCTTTTTTCTGTCCAAAATAACCTGATAAAGCTGATCCGACACCAGCTATCGCTCCTATTGCTTGCCATACCATATCTTAAGTCCTCCTATAAAATCTCGGTGAGTATTTGCCTTCCCACATCATCGAGTTAAGAGAGACGGGAAATGGTGAATCATTGAAGATTCGTAAGCTGAAGTTTTTACTACGTTGGTGTATTGGTATTTGTACAACTCTTGACTCATCTAGTGGTACGTCATCAGCTAGGTACTCGTTAGCCATCTGTGATGGTGCTAGTTCATACCATTCGTCTAGATAGATAAGAACCTCATCTCCATTAGCAGGTTTCTTATTAGAGTTGAAACTAATCTCTGTATCACTGGTAAATGTGTAGTCTGTATCCACTGCCTTTGATACATTATTAACTTTGACTTTTACCTGATTCCTATCAATAGGATTTAAGTCTCCGGCTACCCAGTTAAAGTTAGTAGTATTACCATCAGCTATATACTGCTTTGTGCCAGCAAACCTTCCAAGTGAATTAAGTTTAAAGCTGATTAGACCTGATAAACCTGTATCAAATTTTAGCCTTGAAATTGTTAAGCTACCTGTAAAGTCTGTAGTCCTACCATCTTGATCTAACTGATAATAAATCTGTGGAAGAGTGATATCAAGGTCATAAGCATAACCAACATAGACGTTAGAAGCGTTACCAGATAGATCTAATCCTTCAACAATAAAGTAATGAGTAGCACCACCATCATCTGTACCAACCTCAGCTGTAACTGTATAACCAGAGTTATTGAATGTACCAGCTGCAGTTGTACCAGCTACTAAAACTAAATTCTTTTTATCAGTTAAGTTAGCGTAAGGTATAAAACATTTAGACCTAAGATTTACAGAGTCATAAACTACTGAACTAGCTTGTGCATAAAGATCCATACAAGGGTTAACCTTTTGACCTTGTGCGTTGGTAATGATAGCCGCCTCTGGACTTTGAGTTAAGTTAGCTTTAGAGACAGTGTATTGATCTCCTTGTTTAGTAACAAGGTACATATCATCTTGATCAATAGCCATGGTTTGAATTGTTCCGGGTAGTACCCACTTAAACCAAGACTCCATTAATTTCTCTTTACCATCTGAGTAGGTCTTATAGAAAAAAATCTCTTTACTACTCTGACTAGACATACATATAAACTCATTCTGGATACTGGCTATAAGAGTATCTACATCAATGGTTATCCACTCGTTAACTACACGACCTATATCTAAGATGTCTGGACTTGCTTCTAAACCTTTAGTTGTCATTGCAAACACCCTAACGAAGTTAGGAGTCTTACTAATGAAGTTCATGTGAGTACCAATATCTATTGGTTCAACATCATCACTCATCTCCATGTTAGAGATAGGAGCTACCTTAGCTGTTGCTGGAAATAGTGGTCCTCCATCTTGTCCATACATAAGGAACTGTTGACTCTTAGAGAAGAGAACTAAACCCTGTCTAAATGGTTTTACCGAATACAATTTGGCAGGTCTTAGTGATGCACAGTTGACATCAATAGGATCACCAGCTCCAGTTACTCTGGCTGATACTCTGTATAAACTATATGGTTCCTTAGCTCTACTAAGGATTACATTATCTTCTGATAAGAAACCAAGCCTATCATCATGGAAGAATAATTTCTTTATTGTTTTACCAACAAAGCTAGGATGTAAAACTGTATTATCATCACCAACTTTTCTATCTTCCCAAGTTATAGGTTCAAAGACAAATGTATTAGTACCTGAGTTCCTTAACCTATGAGGCATAGTGGATGCTGTTAAACCTGCTGAAGCCTCTGGACCTATTGTCTCTTCCCAGTATCCTTCTCCAGCTGCACTATTATTAGCTACAAATCTTGCATAGTAATTATCGCTATCATATTTAACGTTATTGATAATCGTTACTAGATGATGATGGAAGGAATATGGTGGCAAGAAAGAAGCATCACTAGCCCAATCTTGGAATACCACTAATCTTTCATTATCAGCACCGCCTTTAGCCTCTAAAGTAAATGGAGTTCTAGTAGCAACATTATTTGCAGTAACTACATAGTCTAATTGTAAAGATGTATTATGTTTAGCAACGGTAAAACCTGTTATATTCAGTGCATTTAGTTTAGTTTCAAGAGCTGTTAATACAGTCTCATAATCATCAGTAGCTAATGATGTATGAGTAACAGTATGACTACCCATTGAGGTTTGACCTGTTGGATCGCCTAACTTAATCTCAAAATCTTGACCTTGTATTGAAGCTTCACCATAAGGCATAGTGTTTATCAACACTGTTCCTCTACTCCTAGCTACAAAGCCAGTAGGGTTAGGTTGAGTTGTTACTTCAACTAAGTCATTAGATATTATTGTTACTGCATCTACAGTTAATACATCGTAGTTAGTCTTAGCACCATTGAGATATGCAGCTGCTGAACCAGTCATGGTCACTGTACATGCAACTCCAGTATCAGCATTCCATACATAGATAGTTCCATTAGTATTACCTACCTTTGGAGTGATACATCCTATGTAGTTGTTAGTGGCATCTCTATTTATATAGAACCACTTAGCATTATCTAATGTTGTTCCTGTAAGGTCTGCACCACTTGTGTTCTTTAGTTTTGAAATAAATTTGAATCCCGGTCTCTTAGTCATACCCAATGTAGGGTCAGCTAGACCATTGATACACTCACGTACTTGACCGGGAAGTTTCTTACTATCTGGTTGCTTAGATACACCACTCAGATAGTTGGGTATTCTTTGAGTTACTGCTGCCATTATCTACTAAGTGCTTTGTAAGGTTGATAGCTGACATAAGGGTAAGATCCGTCAGGGTTTCCAAAGTATGTATAGTCTCCTTGACTTGTTTCATACTCAAGAGCCATAGCTCTCATGTATGCTTCCTTCTGTTGAAGCATTTGATATTGAGTCTGGTCTCCTACTATCCGACTAGATGTAATGGTGGCAGCTCTAGTGGTTATGTAGTCTTGAATTGGACGTGGTAGATCTACCCAATCAAAGAACCATACGACATCTACATCGACAGTTTCTTCAGTCCATTCATTAGTATGGTGATACTTATCATATAATTTTCCGTTTCTTCTTACGACCTGCTTGTCTCCAGCATTAGATGCAGAGAGATCCATTTGAAGAACGTTGTTAGGTATAACAATCTCATTGTTTACTACTGTCCATTTGTAGTTGGCTTCTTTATTGAAGGTCCATCCTTCACTTTGAACTTCTCTACTAACTTCTAAAAGTGTTTGATAAGCAATCGCAACGTCTGGGTTGGTTTCATCCAAAGTGGTGACGGGTGCCTGACCACAAGCCATTAGGATTTGATTTATTGCAGGTAATTCTGTAGCAGCATTAGTGGTAGGAAAAGCCATAGGTATAAATATTTATGAATAAAAAAAAGGGAGCCATAAAGACTCCCTTAAGTGTTTGTTTAACCCCATGCAGAAGGCGCAGAAGCACCAACATAAAGTTCAACAGCAGCAGCTGGATTGATGTAATCGCTACCACAGGCGAGGCGACCTAAGATCACGTCTCCTTGGTAAATTACCGATACATCTCCCTTAGTCACTTGGACTTGAGGACCAATCGCTTCGACTACACCAGCAGCTTCACGTTGGAAGATAAGTCCACAAGACTTAGAGCCAACTTCAGTTGCTAGACCGTAGTCATTCTTGATACCTGTTTCAGCATCACTCTGGTTTTCGATATCTACTTCAACGAAGTCACCAGTATTACCCGGATCTGTTACTCCTGAAGTTCCACCGTACTTAGTACCATACTTGCCAAGGAACGGAATGTTCATTGACTTGTGGATCTTGATACCAGCGATCTCCACAATTCCATTACCCTTCTGACGGGATGTACCTTGTGCGTCTCTGTTAACTAGACCATTCTCACCTACCTGTTGGATAAGTTCATAGTACTGACGTGGGTTCAATACAGCTACTCTTCCATCAGAGCTAACTCCCTTCTCATCCATTGCAGCAGCTGCATCGTAGAAGGCGTTTATGATACCTGTTGGAGAGTAAGCATCAGATTCGTTAGTAGTTGCACCTACACGGATCTGAGTACCACCCGGCTCGACGTAGTTAGTCTTAGTAATAGGTGATGCTTTACGTGCTCCACGAGTAATAGCTCTGAAGATTAGACGGTCATACTTTTCAGCTAAGGCGTAGCCGATCTTACGAGAGATCTCTGATCTCAAATCGTAGTGTGCAAGTGTCTCGTCTAATTCATACAAAAATGCTGAACTGATTAGTAGCTCGTCAACTGTAATAGTCTTCTCTGCTACTGGAGGTGCGCCATCACTGTTTCCTAAGATGGAATTTCCCGGCGTATGAAATTCGCTTGTGGTGCGCCCCGTGTAGATGAACTGTAAAGATTTCCCGTTTTTCAGGGTTCTCTTCATCACAAGGTCACGAGCAATCGTGTTGTTCTGGAAGCCTTTGAACATCTCACCTGAGAACAATTTCAGGTAAAGGGCGCGTCTATCGCTGCCTCCATTATTTGCGCCGGGTACTGTTACTTGTGCCTGAGTACCAGCGGCATTTGTATAATTGGTTTGATGTGCCATTTATCTATATTTTAATTTTATTGAGGGTATGAATCATCATCGTGCACAATTTAAATTATCAATTTTGTGGTCTTTCCCACCGTCTAGACGGCTAATAGGTATCCTCGTAAGGGCTAAAAGCCAAATGAAAGAGAGGTCCGACTCTGAGGTGCCTCTCTTCCTGTTGTTATAAAGTTGTCAACGCTTCCTCAATACCCATGTCAGGCATATCTTCAGCTGGTATGTTCTCTTCAATCTGTAATCCATCTCTCATCATATGTAGAGGTATCCCAGACTTGGAGAACTCTTTCTTTTCTGGTTCAGGCTCAAGTGAAGATACTTGAGCGTGACCGAAAGCTCCATTATTTTGATGAGACATTAGAAACTATACTTAGCTCCTGCTTTCACGTTGTACTTATTATCTTCATCTCCATTTGTGATACCTTTGAACTCAGTGTATAAAGCTAAATTGTCAGTAGTTTTATGCTTAAGTCCAATCTTACCAGAGATCTCAGTCTCACTACCGTCAACGTCAGCTGCTGCTAGAACTGTTGGACCACCTTGTATATAGAAGGTAGTTTTCTCTTCACTTCCAGTGTAACCAACGTGGAAATCGATAGCTCTTTTAGAATAGTCAGAACCTGTGTAACCCTGATTCAATTCTGTGTTGACATATACTCCAGCGGATGCAGGTGCAGACGCTAATGTGGTGGCTGCGAGAGCAAGTGCAATTGTTTTCATTTTAATTAAATAGTTTTTGTTTTTGTGTAAGCGATGCCGCGATACTTGTAAGTAACTTTTAAAGTCATTGGAAATCTCCAAGTACCTCAGACCCCGTTCCATGTCTAAGGTTTCATGCGTCCCATAGGGATGAACGGAAGTATCGTTAGGCTATTGGTGCGACTTCTTTAGCCGCTAAATCAAGTGGGAAATTATGTGCGTTCCTTTCGTGCATTACTTCCATACCGAGGTCAGCTCTGTTTAATACGTCAGCCCATGTAGGAATTGTTTTACCACTAGCATCAACTACGGACTGATTGAAATTGAATCCATTGAGGTTAAATGCCATTGTAGAAATTCCCATGGAGGTAAGCCATATGCAAACGACTGGCCAAGTAGCAAGGAAGAAATGAAGGCTACGACTATTATTGAAAGAAGCATATTGAAATATCAATCTTCCGAAGTAGCCATGTGCGGCTACGATGTTATAGGTTTCATCCTCTTGTCCAAACTTATATCCATAGTTCTGCGATACGAGTCCAGTCGTCTCCCTAACAAGTGAGGAAGTAACCAGACTTCCATGCATAGCAGCGAATAAAGCTCCACCGAATACCCCTGCAACGCCGAGCATGTGGAAAGGATGCATGAGGATATTATGTTCTGCCTGAAAGACAAACATAAAATTGAAAGTCCCTGAAATACCAAGAGGCATACCATCACTGAAGCTCCCCTGTCCGAATGGATACACGAGGAAGACAGCAAAGGATGCTGCGACTGGTGCGGAATAAGCTACACATATCCATGGTCTCATTCCTAGTCGATAACTAAGTTCCCATTGGCGTCCCAAGTAAGCTGAGATACCGATAAGGAAGTGGAAAACAATGAGCTGATATGTTCCCCCGTTGTATAACCACTCGTCGAGCGTTGCCGCTTCCCAGATGGGATAGAAGTGGAGTCCGATTGCGTTTGATGACGGGACAATCGCTCCCGAGATGATGTTGTTTCCATAGAGTAAAGAGCCTGATACAGGTTCACGGATACCATCTATGTCAACTGGTGGTGCAGCTATGAAAGCTACGATAAATGCTGTTGCAGCGGTTAATAGTGCAGGGATCATAAGCACACCAAACCATCCCAAGTAGAGACGGTTGTTGGTGCTAGTAACCCAGTCACAGAAACGCTGCCAGTTGTCAAATGGTTTTGTTAGTGTGGCTGTAGTCATTTATAAAAAGGTTTAAAAGATACCGGGTATGATTTGTCCGGTTGTTATGTATGCTCCAAGAGCAGCGACGAAACCAAGCATGGCTAACTGACCGTTAGTTCTTTCTGCTTGTTCCATGAGAAAGTTCTCTTCTTGTTCGTTCATAATTTCTATAGGTGGTTCTTTAGCGAAAATGTTTTGTTTACCGT